ATACTCACGGAACCATTGATCTAGACACGTCACTCGTCGAAAAAACGTTCGCGAGCGCGCTAGCGTCAGCGATACGAGCACAAGAAGGAGGTCGTGACTACTGCACCTGCCCCAATCGCAAACCGCTTGAAATGATGCGGAAACGATCAGGATTGAGGCGGGGTAGCCGCCCCAAACCCCAGAAACACAAAAGCCCCGCTAGTGCGGGGCTTTCGTTTGAATCTTGGCGGGAAACCAGGGATTCGAACCCTGGAGACGCTATTAACGTCCGCCGGTTTTCAAGACCGCTTTGTAAATTCAAGCGGGCCGACGTCCTGAAAGCCGTCGGCGTTCCATTACTCAAGGCAACCGATCAAGCTACAGGCCGCATTTTGCAGGGGGTGCGTTTTGAGTTTGGGAACTGTTTTTACCCTCCCCTGGCGTCCTGCCGAATGAACGAAAACCACAGAATTGCCAATAATTTACGAAATACATCACGACGCCTTTCAGCAAAAATGGACGCTCAGCCCAAAGAGTCAGCCGAGAAGCCAACTCAACGATAGGGATTCGAACCCCTTCATGCGTCCTTGTGCACCGAATCTGCCCTAATCTTGCATTAAACCTTTTCACCACTGCCGATGCTATGATTTCGGCTTCATCGCTAGGAGTCGACCCCATGTCAGTCGATTACTCACTATCCGATGTTTTGCAAAGGATCTATGAAAATCAGCTCGTCTTGGAAGCGGCAGTAATTGAGCTTACATTGTGGGTGGAACAGCGTGCTTCGCCAGAGGTAGGCAACAATATTATTCGTGGAGCGCTTGGTGCTCTTGGGCATATCTGGCCGCATCAAACAGGGCTTAGCCAGACTTAGGGCATGAGTCTCGGCTATGGACCTGCTAATTTGTTTTAATATGCATAGGAGGCATCATGACTGAAGGATTTTCACTTATAGACCTGAAGGGCGCTTCAGAACCGCTCACGAAGCTAATAGACTCGGTGTCTAAAGGGATAGGTGCGCTATATGAACCTGCAGGTAAAATCAGAAATGCCAAAGCTGAAGCTAAAGCCATGCTCATTTTGGCTGAGGCGCAAGAGCAAGTAGATACTATAACAATAAGAGCGCTGCAGCGGGTAAACCACAGAGAGATCAGGCGCCAGAACAATATTGACTCAATAGTTAAAGGGGCAGTCGAGTTCTTGCCAGATACAGTCGCAAAAAAAGAAGTGGATGAAGACTGGATGGTCAACTTTTTTGACCTTGGACAAGATATAGGCAATGCTGAAATGCAGAAAATTTGGTCCAAACTGCTAGCGGGAGAAGTTGCAAAGCCGGGGAGATTCAAGTCACGAACTGTTCAGGCCGTAAAATCTTTAAGTGTAGAGGACGCAAACCTATTTACCAACTTATGCGAGTTCTCTTTTTTAATAGATAGCGAAGACTGGATTTTTCCGATATTCGGTAATGACTTCTATAAATACATACGCTCTAACGGTCTAACAACAAATGCTGAAATGCACCTTAAAAATATAGGCCTGCTTAGTAATGAAAAAATTTGGTATGGAGGTAGAGATAAAAGCAGCAACATCAGCCTTAAATATTTCTCAGAAGACTTCTATAGCTCGCCCAAATCAAATAAAGAAAAGGAAAGTCCGGTTTTTCTGCAGGCATTCACATTTACCGAAATAGGCAAGGAACTGGCAAGTATAGCAGGAGGAAAGCCTGACTCTGAGTATATTAAATTATTGTGTAACAAGGAGCACATCCATCCCCTCCCTAATAACGGCAGAGCGTAAATAGCGGGCAGACCACCATTGCCAATTTTGCCACCACCTTTCAGCCCCTCGTAGACGCTACTCTACGGGGAGGCCACGGTCGAAAAGGAACCCGCGTAGTCGGATTTGCAATCCGCAATTTTTGCTATTGTTTTTCAGATAGTTAGGTCTAACTAAATTCCGCAATCCCAAATTTTATCTGGCGCTGGACGCCCCTGAAATCGGGCGGCTCACTCCAAATTGCGGAATTGATTTTCTACTCTTTCAGCGACAGTCAGCCAGCCCCGGCTCGCCTTGACAAGCCTTCACACACAGACACGATAGGATGACATCGTCAGGGTGTGCTTGAGAGGTGGCTATCCTTGGTCTATAAAGAGCTGTTAACCATCAGCCTTATTTAAAGCCTCAAATTTATCAATATCTAATATCGCCCTTCGAATTGAGCGATAATCGTTAATTGGAACGTCTACAAACTCCCCGCCATTGTCGCCGTCTTCAGCACTTACGTCAAACAAGCCTTTGGGCGCCTTAGCCGTATTCATTAGGTCGACATAACATCCATAATCGATGCTATAAACATCGTACCTAACACCAGGTTTATCTTGACCTGAAACGCCATGTTTCACTACATGGAGCACCCTTGAATCAAACAAGTAATCCACTAAAGGATAACGCGCATCGCTTCTTAGCAAAAATGCTCTTGCTTGTCTGTGAGCAATAACCTCGTCAATAAGCCAGCGTAGGAATTTCTGTGCATTTGCGTCTTGAACTGCTTTTTCTTTCCCGTTCGCAAACCATTTCTTCGCCGCAACTCGGATATCCGGTATCGAAATCTGGTCATCCAAAGCTTGCTGTGCTGCATGATTTAGAATATTTATCGCATCTCTAGGTACACCCTCTGACGCCCTGACAAATTCGCCAAAAGCGTTTGCTTGTGTGAACATTCGACGCACTAGTTCCTGCGGAGTGGCTATTTCTTTGACTAAATCTTCAGGGAGAATTGGCGATAAATGCTTGAACAGAAAATTCTCAAAAAAAGATTTTGCTCGTTCTTGATCATTTTCAAAAACCATAAAATCGTCCAAATTTGTATTCGCCGTCACATCTGCACCAACCTCGATACCAATGTAACCACCGCTGCCATTTGAAAGATTAAAATTTGTTCTCTGCTCAATAGCTGCAATCTTGACTGTCATCATTCGCACAGGCAGCAAAGACTTTCGAATCAAATCAGCTAAATATGGCTGCAGATCAAGTGGCACTTCACTCCATTCGTCAATCAAAATCCAAAGTCTCTTATTCTCCAATTCATCACAGAGCGACTTTAACTCTTTATGAAGCGAACCAAAATGAACCCTACTATACTCAACACCAGAAGTACTTCTTTTTGAGGTCAAAGTCACTGAATTTTGATCTTTACTATCCCCCCCGCCACCAAGCTCAAACCCTTTTGTCCCGGCCTTAAAGCCTAAGTTAAGGCCTGAAACCTCATCAGTTTTATCCTCTCTTCCGAATTCGGAACTTACAGTTCCGTTGACCACAACTTCAGAGGCCGATGTCAAAAAAGCATCTAATTTTGGGCCCAATTTAGAAAGATCATAACTTCCTTCGTCACTCACTACAATATTGAATATCTGCTCATGTATAGCTTGGAGCGTATCAACTAAAAGCCTAGTAGCTCTCTGCGATATGGGCAATCCATGGTCCGCATAAAGCCCTCCGTTAGAACCAATTGTTCGCATATCAATAGATATTGAAATGTCTCCGACCTCTTCCACCGAACCCGCCAAATATTCCAAGGCATGCGTCTTACCGGTGCCGCGCCTCCCATAAAGCACCTGATGATCTTCTGTCTTCAACAATGCTAATAGCGGATCAACATCTACGAACGTTTGTATAATATGTGCACGATCATATCTCTCGGCCCGGAGCTTTAATTTAAGTAACGCACTATTATAAACTGATGTCACGGCACACTCCTTGGATCATGACTTAACTTTATTTAATTGAGCGCGAAAAGCTATCCGACCCAAACCTAATCGCACCTAGCCTTAAGCTTTCAAGTTATACCACAATTTAATTTATTTTCGCACCCATTTAAACTGCCTCTCCTTTTAGCTCTCCATTAAGCCAGCGCCCTTACGCACAACCACCCTTTCCATTCATCGAACCCACCCGCAAGCACCTAACCACACGCCAGCTGTGTAGGGCATGTGGGCAATGGCATAGATAAGGATAAGTGTACAGTTGCCCTAGGGGTACCTCTCGGGTACAGCCTATCCCTCGCGCCTATGATGGATCGAATGGAGCCTTCCCCAACACCCAATATCAAGGGCGTAACCGCTGTACCCCTATCGCGGTGTAGCATTTTCTAAGCAAGTTGAAATCACTGCCTGACAAGGGTTCAACCGGTACTATGCTTGTACTTTTTTTGGAAGGAGCCGACGCTATGCATCGTGATTATTCGCTGTCCGATGTACTTGAGAGGATTTACACAAACCAGCTCGCCTTGGAAGCAGCCTTAATGGAGCTGACACTGCACCTTGAACGGCAAGGCTCGTCTGACGTCGGGAATAACGTTCGTGGCGCGCTTGACACGATCGGTGAGAACGCGGGATACATCAAGCAGGGATTGGCTAAGCTCAAAGGGCCGAGTGTCGGCTAAGACTAAACATTTTAGGGGTCGCAACTGACAATCCTAAGGTGGCTGTCAAAAGACGTGGGCAGACAGAACTAAGTTGTAGAATGCAACAAAAAATTTTCTGACGCGACTAGGAGTATTTTATGAGCAACCTAAAAAACCCGCCTAAGCTATTTATCTCCTATAGCTGGTCTTCCTACGATCACCAGCAGTGGGTGATGACATTAGCAAGCGAGCTAAGAGAGTCGGGTGTTGACGTCATACTTGACAAGTGGGACCTCAAAGAAGGACATGATTCCATAGCATTTATGGAGTCAATGGTGACCGATGAAAGTGTTACAAAAGTCATTATAGTTTCAGATAAGACATATGCAACCAAAGCCGATGGCCGCGCGGGTGGGGTAGGCACAGAAAGTCAAATCATTTCAAGCAAAGTATATGAAAACTCCAAACAAGAAAAATTTGTAGCTGTAGTCCCCGAGAAAGAGGATGGCAAAGCCTGGCTACCCACTTTCTATGGCAAACGCATATATATCGATCTCAGCGAAACTGAAAACTATGCACAAAATTTCGAACAGCTGCTCCGATGGATTTATGATCAGCCTTTATATTTGAAGCCTGAGATAGGTAAGACTCCAGCCTTTTTGACTGATTCTTCTGCCGTCTCACTAGGCACAGGCGCTATACACCGACGTGCGCTGGAAGCATTAAAGCAGGGTAAACCCTTCGCTGCTGGAGCAGTCGATGAATACTTTCAGGCAGTATCTGAGGGTTTCGAAAAGTTACGGATTCAAAAAAAACCGACGGTAGAATTTGATGAGCAAATCCTTAAAAATATTGAAGCATTTCTTCCACATCGAAATGAAATCGTTCAAATTTTAATTACAATTGCGCAGTACAACCCATTATCTGACCTCAATTTAAAAACTCACCGATTCCTAGAGTCATTATTACCATACCTAGACCGACCCCAGCACTTAACACATTATCAAGAAACTGATTTCGACAACTTCAAATTTATAGTTCACGAGCTATTTCTATATGCAGTGGCGATATCGCTAAAGAACGAACGATTTGACACAGTACAAACGCTTCTTTCCACCCCTTATTACGTTCCTGAAAAAAATTCTCATGGACAAGAAGGTGCTTTCGGATATTCAGTATTCCGAGAATACGCTAAAATATTCGACCATCGAAACCACCGGTTAAGTCTAGGCAGACTTTCACTGACAGCAGATTTATTGAAAGACCGCTCAAAAACTTCGGGTGTGGATTTTAACCAGCTTATGCAGGCTGATTTCGTTCTCTTCCTGAGGGGCACGCGAAGTGGGGAGCGCTGGTTTCCTGAGACATTAATTTATGCAAGCCGCTCATATACAGCTTTCGAAATTTTCGCGAGATCAATATCTCAAAAATACTTTGACTCAATCAAGCCGCTTATTGGAGTGGCTGATAAACGAGAATTTTTTGAATTGCTATCGAACTATAAGGGTCCGCAATCGCAGTTACCACGATGGCAATATGACACCTTTAACCCTGAGTTGTTAAGTGGTTATGAAAGGCTCTGTACACGTAGCTAAACTTGAGTCGCCGCGATTTTTGTATGCACATTTATGAGTTGCTACTGGCCTACTCCGCCCTCCGTAATAGGCAGACCTGGGTCGGCAGCGCTCGTTACTTACAAGCTATCGACCACAGTTGATGAAGCTTTGTAGTGTAGCTTTGACTCATGAGCTCACGACGCATACACCAAGAAGGATCTAGAGGTACACTGGCTGAGCGCAGCGTTCCCCTACCCCATCGCCCGTTGATCTGATCGAGCACCGTCATCACACGAGTAGCCTCGGCGGGTTGCGACATTGCGAACAAATCATCGGTGTACTCACCGGGCTGGCATAGATCGAGCAACATCACCTCAGCCTTGCTGTACTTGAAACCTGAACGGAAGATCGTATCGAGAGCATCCACCGCAGCCTTAGTCAGCAGACGCACATCGTCAGTGGGATATGGCATATCCACAACCACCCCGCTGGCATACTTCGCCTCCTCCGGATTGAACATGCCGGTGCGAATGGACACGCGCACTTTCTTGCAGAGCGAGTTCTGAGCTCTAAGTTTTTCCGAGGCTCGCATCATGTAGGTGGCCACCGCCTCTTTGATGGGCGGCAGTTCCGTCAGCCGCTTACCGAACATCCGGCTGCAGCAGAGCTCTTGCTTCGGTGGGTCAGGCTCATCTAACTCCAGGCAAGGCGTGCCGGCTAACTCCCTGGCAGTCTTCTCGATCACGATGCTGAACTTCTTACGCAGCGTCCACGGGTCGGCTTTGGCCAGATCCATAGCCGACTTGATACCCATGGCATCAAGATGGAGTTTCATTTTGCGGCCGACGCCCCACACCTCCGCCACGTCCGTATTGCGCAGGACCCAGTCACGCTTAACCGGGTCGGTGATGTTGACCACCCCACCGGTTTGGGACTGCAGGCGCTTCGCGGTGTGGTTTGCCAGCTTCGCCAGGGTCTTTGTGTGAGCGATACCTACACCGACAGGGATGCCAGTGCAACGAAGCACCTGAGCGCGAATCTGCCGGCCTAAAGCATCCAGCTCACCGATACCAGTCAGGTCGGCGAACGCCTCGTCTATGCTGTACACCTCCACCGCCGGCACCATCGCCTCGATCAGGCTCATCACGCGCTCGCTCATGTCGCCGTACAGTGCATAGTTGGAGGAGAACGGGACGATGCCGTGCTGCTTGAGCTTGTGCTTGATCTGGAAATACGGCTCGCCCATCTTGATGAAGGGCTTTGCGTCGTAGCTGCGGGCGATGACACAGCCGTCATTATTGCTCAGCACCACGATGGGCACCTTCGCCAGGTCTGGCCGGAATACCCGCTCGCAACTGGCATAGAAGCTGTTGCAGTCGATCAGTGCGAAGGTTGGCTGCTTAGACATGGCTGCGCACTGTGCTGGTGATCACGCCCCAGATCGACAGTTCGTCGCCTTCGAGAACGTAGCGTGCCGGGAACTTGGGGTTTTCGGAAAGCAGGACCACCTCCCGGCCGCGCTTGCATAGGCGCTTGCAGACGGGCTCATTATTCAGCAGTGCCACGACCACATGCCCATGAATCGGCTCAATGGCACGGTCTACAACGGCCAGGTCACCATCGAAGATCCCGACGCCCTGCATACTCTCACCGGTGATCGCCACCAGGTACACGTGGGGCGCACGGATATTCAGGACCTCATCCAATGAGATGTGCTGCTCGATATGGTCCGCTGCCGGCGAAGGAAAACCGGCCGGAACCTGGAACGAGCACAACGGCAACTTCGCGCCGACCTCAGCGATGGGACCTAAAATGGTGGAGCTCATGATGCGGCCTTTTACAATTACTGTATGAATGTACAGTTAACTTTGTAGGACGCTTGCGGTCAATTTTTCTGTAGGGAATTTCGACAAGCGGAGAGGTGCGTATGTGTGGGCGATTCGTGCAATACGAAGGGATGGCGATCTTCATTGAAGAGCTGAGCCCGCAGGTAGAGCTGTTCAGCGGGTATGACGCTCAGCCTATTGATCGCTACAACGTGGCACCGTCAACGCGGGTGCAGGTTCTACACACAGCTGAGGATGGGCTGCATATCGATGCAGTGAAATGGGGATGGGCACCGTTCTGGGCGAAGGGAAAACGTCCGGATCCGATTAACGCTAGGGTCGAGACGGTCACCACCGGGAAGTTCTTCAAAGAGCTCTGGCCGAATGGTCGGGCCATTGTGCCCAGTGAAGGCTGGTATGAATGGGTAAAAGACCCAGACGACCCGAAGAAGAAGCAGCCCTACTTCATCCGTCTGAAGAGCCGGCGCCCGATGTTCTTCGGGGCGCTTGCCCAGGTCAATCCAGGGTTGGAGCCTCATGAGGGCGATGGTTTTGTCATTATCACCGCCGCAAGCGATCAGGGCATGGTCGATATCCACGACCGGCGCCCTTTGGTACTGACGCCAGAACACGCCAACGAGTGGCTTGATCCCGGCATAACTCCATCGCGAGCGGAGGAGATTGCAAAGGAATTGTGCCAACCCACGGAAGAGTTTGAATGGTTTCCCGTAGGCAAGGCCGTAGGGAATGTTAGAAATCAGGGACAGGAACTGATCGAGCCAGACAGATCAGCTCAGGTACCACATCACGAAGGCGACTGCAGAGATCCACACCAGGGTAAGCAGAAATGAAAGACCCGCGAGTTGCTTATCCATCTGCTACCCAGTGTGAAGTTAAAAGGCTGCAATACGAGCTACAGGGGCAACTTTAGTTCAGTGAGGGCAACGCGCCACCGGTTCAAAACTGCGGCGACTATCAGAACAGCCCACCCAACGCTGCCGGCTCCCAATTCATGATTACCAACTCACCGCTCATCTCGGCTTTACCTTGGCGCTGGTTAGCTGTGCTGTACCGGATATCCAACGTCTCGAAATGAAAGCCTTCAAACGCCCGCCGGATATCGGGATGATCATTGATGCTGACCATAACCTTACCCTTGCAGGTCCGCATGAAATCGGCCATTCGCTCGTAGTTTTCAAAAGGAAAGTCTACGCCATAGCCTGCGGTTTGCCAGTAAGGTGGATCCATGTAGTGGAACGTATGGGCACGGTCGTAGCGCTCGGCACATTCAAGCCAGCTCAGGTTTTCAACGTAAGTTCCGGACAAACGCTGCCAAGCTGCCGAAAGATTCTCCTCGATCCGCAGCAGGTTGATAGCCGGTCCAGTGGTCGCGGTGCCAAACGTCTGCCCTGTCACCTTGCCGGCAAAGGCGTGGTGCTGCAGGTAGAAAAATCGGGCGGCGCGTTGGATATCGGTAAGGGTTTCAGGGCGGGTCATCTTCTGCCACTCGAACACCTGCCGAGAACTGAGCGCCCATTTGAACTGGCGTACGAATTCTTCCAGGTGGTTCTGCACAACGCGGTAAAGAGTCACTAGGTCGCCGTTGATGTCATTGAGGACTTCAACCGGCGCGGCCTGGGGACGCATAAAGTAGAGCGCGGCGCCGCCGGCAAAGACTTCAACGTAGCATTCGTGCGGTGGGAAAAGAGGGATCAGGCGGTCGGCGAGGCGGCGCTTGCCGCCCATCCAAGGGATGATGGGTGTGGACATATGAAAGCAAGACCTTTGCTGTATGAATAAACAGTGCTAGGCTCGCTCCGCTTTGTGCACGAAGCAGGAGCCTTGGCTGGACTTGCAGGGGCAATCTGCGGGAAAGGCGGCCGGGCTGGATGTTGACGCATCCTGCCCGGCCGCTCCTTTTACTTCAGTGTTGAAACTTCTTTTGCGTAAGCCTGACAGGCCCGCAGGGCGATCAATCCTTGGTCGCCGGCATCGGTGATTCCGATAATTCGTTGAGCATGCGCTGGGTCAAGTTGGGCTCTTGTGGTGCCATGAACCACGCGGCCGGTGGCGGTGGTGGTTGGCACTGCACAGTTGCCGGTGGTTTCGGTGGCGGCGAGAACGACTGACAGCCGCAGATCAGCAGTAGCCAGGCGATCACGCAGACGAGCCTGCTTGGTTTGCTCATCGGTCAATTCCTTATGGTGGGTTTCGTCGTTGTTGTGCAGGCGCTGCTCCAGGGCCAGGCGCTTGTCCTGCTCGGTACGCTGCAGGGCAGCAGACGCTTGGGATAAATCGTTGAGGGCGTCAGCTTGCAGCCGGGATTGACGTTCCAGCACTCGGCCATATCGCCAGTCTTGGGCGGTCCAGGCCAACGCCGCAGATCCGGCGACCACCATCAACAACAGCACACCGGCTGCAGCGATACGAAACTGCGCAGGGATCAGGTCGAAGATACGCATAACACCGCCCTCGCCCTGCCCCACAGCTGCAGCCGATCCTCCAGGCCGTTGAGGCCGCCATTGATCCGGCGGGTGATGGTGTTGAACTGCTCCTGATCCGCGAGCGCGTTCAGCCCGTTCACCGACCAGAACCACGCCGCCGACTCTGCCGCCCATTGCGGCTGCTCGAGCAGCTCCGGTGTGCGCAACAATCGTTCATCACCGAACAGCCCCAGACTGCAGCGCAGGTAGTTATCGTGCCCGGTGATCTGGATCAACCCACGGCCACGGTAACGCTGACCGTCCCCATCGGCTTCCGGGGTATTGCCGAGCTTGGCCGCCAGAGAGCCGGTGTCGTATTTGCTGAGGTACTGATCGCTGCCCAGTTCACGTACGTACTGCAACTGACCCGATTCGTGTCCGACCTGGGCGAGGAATGCGGCCTGGCGCTTGGGTGTATCGATCTTCCTGTTGGTCATCGCTGCGTTTAAGGCAGATACAAAAACGCCCGCTTGGCGGCGGGCGTTGGGCATGATGCGTTGAAGTTGTTGCTCGGTGATGGGCATGACGCCTCCTAAGTTTATTGTTGCGGATAGGGCAAGTGCGTTAAGCGATCACGGCACCGTCAGCACGGTGAGCGGCTTTTTCTCTTTCTTCCCTTTGGCCTTGGCTTTGCCTTTCTTACCGGCATTACACTCGACCGCGGTGGACCAGCCGGCCTGGGTGAACACCTGTTCCACCGAGTCCACCAGAAAATCCCCGTCCAATCCGTCCTTGAAGCCCTGCGCGTTTATGTGGCGCTCGGCAAACAAGTCGGTGCGCCCCACCATCTCCAGCCGAACTGCTGCCGAAGAACGATTGAACGCATTCAGCCGTGCCTTGGCGGCCTGTTCCGCTGCAGACTTGTTGGGATGGATATGCCGGTCGGTATGTACGGGCGGCATCCCTTCTGGCACGTCATCGTTACCCAGCTCCAGGGTCACCAGCTCACCGCTCTTTTTGTCCTGGTAGCGCGTCTTGACGGCTTTTTGTGTGGTGCGATCAGCGAAACGAAACTGCCAGCGGCTAACGTCGCTCTTCGTGATGGTGACCACGCCGAGGGTTTTGCCACTCGCGCTTTGGCCCGCCTGCCGCTGCATCACTAGCAACTTGCCGTCAGCGACCTTGGCGGTGCAGTCGTATTGCCTGGACAGTCGGGTGATGAAGTTGAAGTCGGATTCGCCGATCTGGTCGACACGAGGTACTACGGTTGTGATCGAGCAGACCGGTTGCCAGCCATTGCGTGCCGCCACGTCGCCGACAATCTGCGCGAGGGTGACGTTTTCCCAACTGCCGGTGCGGGTGGTTTTGCCAGAGCCGCGCATGTCGCTGGCTTTACCGCGAATCACAATAGTGTCGGGCGGGCCGGATACCTCGACCTCATCCACGACGTAACGGCCGAGGCGCGTCAGGCTGTTGCCGGCGTAACCCAGATAGATCTCAATGCCGGCGCCGCGTTTGGGTAATGACACCGCACCATCGCGATCATCGATACGCAGCTCGAAGTCGTCCGACTCCATACCAGGTTTATCGACGGTGCGCAGGGACAACAGACGGTCGTTGATCAGGGCCGTGATGTCGGTCCCGTCAGCGACAATTCTAAACATTGGTTTCATCTCGATACTCTAGAAACGACAAAGCCCCGCAGTGCGGGGCTTTGCCATGAGTGGTGGATTCAAAGCAGCATTATCAACTCCACAGCTGCACCGTTTCCTCCGTGGCCGGTGGAAGGTCCGGGAAGACAATCAGCAATCCGGCCTTGAGTGGTTGCGGCTGGTCAGCCAGCCCTTGGTTGTGGGCCAGTACCGCCTCGACGGTGCCGTTCAGGTGCCCATAGAACTGGTTGCACAAGGTGTCCAGCACATCGCCGTCAGACGTTCTGCAGGTCATCGCCATAACGTACAAACTCCAGGGTAAATACTTGCTTGCGCGGGATCCCGCCTTGGAGCAGCGCGCTCTGTTCCTCGTCGAGGTTCTTTAAGCACCAGGTGCCCAGCACTTCTCCGTAGCCGGTGGTAAGGGTCAGTGGCAACAACTGGGCACCGATGCTGCGTAAGGTGTCCAGTTGCTTGAGCCCTCCCTTGAAGCCGGGAAAGATCGAGCCCTTGAGGGTCATTTTTTCCTCGCCCATACCGATGGCCTGTTGCGCCGGTCGACGGCTGAGGCGTTCTTGCGAGGCCCACCGGAACTCTGTCTGCCGGCGTAACTCGTCGAAGGCTGCCGTATCCAGGTTGAAGTAGTACGGTTGTGCGTTCGGCTTAAGCGGTTGGATGATCAACAGGTGCGGAAACGGTTTCACCGCTTCGGCGAGTGGCGTTTGCGAAAGCCCCAGCGCTTCGGTTGGAAAAATGTTTGCCAACGATGGACTGATCTTGCCCGCCACTTGATTGATCGCGGCGCCCGCCTTGGCGGCTTGCTCCTTCAGCACGCCAAGGCGCTCGTCTATCTGTGATGCCGCCCGTGAAGCGCGGCTATAGGTTTCCACCACAGCGCCGACCTTGGCTTGCGCCGCACTGACGCCCCGCATAGTACGTTGCAGCTTTTCCCCGACACCGTCGGGAATAAACGGCACGTTTTCAAGCTCAGCGGCGGCGCCAGTGATTTCGCTGATCGCGCCATTTACCGGGCCGAGCATCCCATCCAGACTACGCCGACCCGCCTCGCCTGCGCTGACCAGGTATTTGAAGCCGGACTGCATCTGCTCCAGGTATTCCATGGTCCCTCCTTATGAATGCGGATCGTCGTATAGGTTGCGCCTGGCATCCTGCTGGGCCAGGTCGTTGAGACCACGTTGTATCAAGGGCAGCAACTGCTGAACAAACTGTTGCGGATCCTTGGCATCACCCTCGACCGTGACCGGCATGCTCAGCGAGTAGCTGAACTTCTGGTCTACCCGTGTCGCTTCAGACTTAGGTGCTGCAGGCGCCTGAATAACGAGGTTCGCGGGTTTTGGTGCAACAGGCGCGGCAAGTGAGCGAGTGACGTCGCCTAACTTAGGCGCCATTGGCAGTTTCAGTGGATCTGCCTGGGCCAACCCGGATGGTTGTCGCCCAGCAAAGCTGTTCGCCATCGTTGCCAGGCTGGGTACGGCGGGGCCAGGTCGTGGAGCCAACAACATCGGCGTAATAGGCGCAGAGGGTTCTTTGGGTTTGTCACTGCCAAACATCGACAACCCGGCCCAACCGCCCAGTTGCTGCCCCCCCATACTGCCGAGGTAGGCACCCACCATGCCGCCGATGGCTGTGCCAATGATCGGCACCACCGAACCAATAGCAGCACCAGCAGCGGCACCTGCCATGGTGCCAGCAAGCGATCCTGCCGCTTCCCCATAGCCTTGCGCCTTTTCGTCCTGGGTCTCTGCAGTCAGGTAGGTATTGAGCACCATGCTGCCGGACTCGACCAAAGAAGCTCCCGGAATGCCTTTGACCACTTTCCCAACTTTGCCAACCCCACCAGCGACCGAGGTCAGCATTTTGGCCCCGGCGCTTGGCACTACAGGCGGCCGAGGTACTGGAGCCGCCCGTAAAACTGGTTGTGGTGAAGTTGGTGGACGCCCACGAGGCGGCGCCGACGACCGCCGACGCGAGGGACGAGAAGACGGTGTTTTTCTGTTCCGGCGCCGCGCCGACCGCGTGTTGTCCATGCCGCCCATGGCTGCCATGTTCACAACGAACACGCGGCGCACTCCACTGTCACCATTTTCGGCAGCATCCGCCCTTCCCCCTGCTCCCACGGCATCCTGGATCATCGACACGACATCTAAGCCCGTAGCGACTGGGTCAAACCCACCGGCCTTCGGATCAGCGTCTGGGGCTGACTCACCTTTACCTCTAAAAGCAGCAACCGCTTTCAGTCCCTTTTCCACCACCGACAACGCGGTACCGGCCTTCCCTTTCGAGGCAGCCCCACCTCCACCAACACCATCGCCGTTGGTGACAAAGACCTTTTGCACTTCTCCGGACTCACCCGGCAAGCCCCCTTTCGCAATGTTCAGTAGCCCCTTCGCAACCTTGAAGCCATAGAACGCGGTGGCCGCAGCACCCACTGCTGCGACAACTGCAGTTGTCCCACTGATGATTTTCGGATACTTATCAGTCAAGGCAGAAAGGCCGTTACCAACCTTGGTCAACCCATCAGCCGCCAGATCCGTCAGCGGCCTCAACGCGTCGCCCAAGCTCGTCATCGTCGCTTCCATGCTCGATGTCGCCGCGCTCCATTTGGCGTTGGACGTCTCGCGGGCCTTCGCCGCGTCGGCCTCGATCTTGGCCTTGCCATCGGTCTCCTTGATGGTGGTCATGTTGTCTTTGATCGTGTTGCCGTACTTGATCTGGGCGAGCAAGCCGTCACTGGCGCTCTGGTCACTGACGATATTCGCCAAGCCCGCCGCCTGGATCAGCGCGACCATCGCCTGCTCTTCCTCAGCGCTGCCATCCTTGGACGCCTTAATCTTGGCCTTGAGCGCCGCGACCTTCTTAGCAGTGGCCGGATCCTGCTTTTGGATCAACTGCTCACTGAGCATGATGAAGGCTTCGACCGGGTTGGACGCCTTGCCGCTTTTGGTGGCCGCCAAGATCGAGCCCGCCAGGTCATAACCCTGCTTCGCGAACCGGTCCTGGCTGGTGCTGCTGATCACCGCATTAAGTAGGTTGTTCATGTTGGTCGCAGCGGCCGCCGCGTCCTGAGTTTGCGAGAACTGCGACTGCAGGCTCGCACCGAGGAAACGCACAGCCTCTGGGCCTTCCATGCCCAGACGCTTGATCGTGCCGAGCAGTGCCGGCATGTACTTGGCCATGTCCTTGGGACCGAACGCACCAATGTCCCCCGCAGCGGCCACCTGGCCGAGCATGGCGCCCATGTCTTCCTTCTTGACCCCGGCCTCTTTGAAGGCACTGAACAAGGTGGCGATGGTTTCCGCTTCCATGCCCTGCCCGTCGACCAGGTCAGCGATCAGCGGCGCGTAGTCCACCGACTCTTCCCAGTCGATGCCCTTCTCGATCAAGCCACCAACCGCCCGAGCGAGAGCCTGCTGGCCCATGCCTTTTTTCGCGGCTACTTCACTGATCTTGTCGGCCATCTGTTGCTCGGCATCCGTGCCGGCGGTGTGTGCCCACAAGGCCATCTGCCGGATTTGTGTCTGGTAGTTAGCCGAGACCTTTGTTGGGATGGCAATCAGCGCCGTAGCAGCCGCTGCTTTGCCCATCATGCCGGTCAGACCATCTTTGCCTTGCTTGACCTGCGAATACCCGGTTGCCTTGAGGTCGGCCTTTCGGGCGACTTGCTCCATGGATTGGTAAGCCTTGGCAAGGTTACGCACCTCGACACCCTGCTTTTTCAGGGTGCTGAGATTGGATTCCAGTTTACGCAACAACGTACTGGCCCCAGCGGCGCCGCTGTCATTGGCCTTTTTCCATTCTTCCCGCAGACGGCTGGTGTCGCCAATCGTGCGCTGCAGCACCCGAGCCTTGGTGCCTTGGGCTTCGAGTTGCTTGATCCGCCCCTGGACATCCTTGAAGGCCGTGCCGACCGTGGAACTGACGGCGCCGCCGATCACCAGGCCGAGCGCGAGTTTGTTTGCCATGTCGTGGCTCCCTGTAGCGAGTGATTACGGTGGGTGGCTCAATCCGAGAGCCACCAGACCATCTCGGCAAACGGCATAGCCTGGATCTCGGCGGCGGAAAAACCGGTTTCCGCTGCCAAGCGTTTGGCCGCCAGTTTCAGCAATGCAGGGTTAAACCCCGTCGTCCTGCACCAGGCGAAAATAACCGGCCTGCAGGCGGTGGTAATCCACTAGTTTCAGGCTCTCCAGATCCTGTTGACCGGCGTCACAAAGCCCAGCGAACAGCATCAACTCGCGCTGTTCTTCGTCATCACCCGAGGCGCGATCAGCAGCGCGGACCTCGCGCACCGTGGGTGATCGAATGGTCAAGGTATCGACCTTCACACCATTGACCTCAGAAGGCCGCGACAAGGAGATGGTGGCGTGCTCTGCGGTCAGCTTCAGCCAGGTCGGCAGTTTTTTCAGTTCAGGGGTCGTCATTCGATAAATTCCTTAAAGCCCCAGGTCGCTGCGCATGGAGGCCAGTTGATCCACACCGTCAATCACGCGGATCGCGGCAACCATGTCGATTTCGTAGATGAGGCGGCCGGCGATTTCCAGCTTGTAGTAGCTGACGGCAATCGAGTATTTGAACTCGGCCTTGTCGCCCGCCTTCCAGTCGCCCGGGTCCAGCTCCTTGAGCATGCCGCGCAAAGTCGCCACCACCGCCGTGGTCTGCCCCTTCTGGCCTTTGAACGAACCGCGATAAACACCGTTGAAAGCGGTTTGATCCGCCAGACCGAAGAACTTCATGGCCTCACGGCGCACGCCGTTGGTGGTGAAACTGGCTTCCATCTTCTCCAGGCCCATGTCCATCTCGATGGGGCCAGCCATGCCGCCGCCGCGATACTCGTCCGTCTTAACCACCAGCTTCGGCAAGCTCAGGCTGGGTACGTCGCCGGTAAAATTGATGCCGTCAACGAACAGATTGGTGTTGTAAAGCACTTGAGGAATCATTGAGCGGCCTCCTTAGGCGGCGGTTTCCAGGACTTCGGTGAGCCACTGGTTGGTGACCTCAACCCGGAAAATCGGGTTCTCGGCAGGCGGTACGTCGGTGAAGCGGATGTTCCAGTACACCTTGCCCTGCTCCAGCTGGCTGACGGTGTTCAGTTCGGTGTCGGCGAACACCTCGAAGTTGATCACAGCGCCCTGGTTCTTCAGGTCTTGCATGAATGCCTGCAGGCCGTCGGTGACGTCCTTGATGTAGGTCTTGGTGATGCCACGGTCGACCGCCCACTTGTGCCCCGCCAGGATTGCGTCCATGACGATGTCGACCGTGCGTACACGGGTAACAAACGCCCACTTGGGATCCGCTGACAGCGTACGGTTACCCCACAAGCGATATCCGCCGTCGCGGATGATGGTGGTGATGTTGGCGTTGTTGAGCAGGTTGGCCCGGCAGGTTTCGTCGCCATCCAGAAACTCGACCGGCCGCGAGGTGCCGGTAATGCCGACGAACTCTTTGTTCGACGGCGACGACCAGAAGCCATACTCGGCATCCGTCCAGGCAAACAAACCAGCAGCGAAGGCCGAGGCCGGTGCGTTGACGGTTTTGCTCTGCAGCGTGTCCCACAGCTGCACGCCCGGGTCGACCAGGAAGCAGCGCTTGCTGCCGAACTCTTGGGCGTAGGCCATAGCAGCCTCATCAGTGGTGTTCGGTCCGTCGAGAATTGCCATGGCCCGCAGCTTGCCGGCTAACGCGTCCAGCGCAGTAGCAACAGCCTGGGTCGCGGTGTGACCCGGGGCAATCAGTAGCCGTGGCTGTGCGTTGTAACGGCTCTTGCCGTCCAGCAGTGCCTGCATGCCGGTACGCTGCCCTGACGCCAGAACACCGCCAATAATTGCAGAGGTCTGCTGGGCCGGATCTTCAACTTTGGCAACGCCGCAGCCAATGACCACGGCTTTGGCACGAACGAAAATCGCCTTGCACGCACGAGTGATCGCCGAGTCTTCGCCCCAGGCGGCCACCGCTTCACGCTCACTGGTGATCAGTGTCAGTTCGTTGGGTTTAGCAGATGCCGCTGGCACCACAGTAAAGGTGTCGCACAGTCCAATAATCGACGACGACGGCAGCGCGATAGTCCGTGCCCCGGTATCCACCAAGGTGACGGTAACGCCGTGAAAACGACCGGAAGAGGCCATAGTGCGTGTTCTCCAGAAATGACAAAGCCCCGCATGAGCGGGGCTTTGAAGGGTTATGCAGCGGATACGAAAACGTCACGACAGAGCGGGACTTTATTGAATTTGGGCAGCGATCCAATCTGGCCTTTTAGGCCGATGTTTTAGAGTCGGGAATGTTTTCGATTGAGGCCAATCACGTAGCGCCTGTACATAATCGAGTAACTCCCCCGACTGCTCGACCGTTAGCGTGGTCGGGCGCGCAGAATCGACCTCATCACGGTGTCGTTCACGTAGCCACTTGACGCTCTCTATCTCTGCGTCTCGCCACGCCCTTTCTGCTATAGCAGGATCAAGCAGAAATGCTGACTCGGGCGTTCCACCGGCCTGCAACCACTGTTCATAATCAACCCAGAACCGATGCCCCCGAGGAACTGTTGCCCCGTCAGAAAGCTGAATAACGGTATCGGGATTATCGGTTAGCCGATAACTCATTGAGCCTCCTAAAGCTCGGCGTCCGCCGTGGCATGAATGTAATAAGTTTGGGGAGTGATGCCGATGTCGCTGTTATCAACTGAGGCTTGGCGCGTGCCAACGATCAGCGCACGGGCGTTAGCACTTGAGATGCTATTGCTGCCGGAACGCCATTGCCCATCAGGTCCATCACCCATGGGTCTGTACAGCCTGATACTGGGGGTCGTACGTTTTTCAACCCTGAATACCCAATGCCCAACCGGCTGACTGCCTGGACCACTCTGCCCGGCATAGACGATGGAAATTAATGCTCCTGAAACATCGACACCATTTTTTGGTGCGATACCTTGAGAGAAAGTCTTTTCGTAATACCGCTGGCACAACATCAACTCTTCAGCCAACTGCCTCGATTCAAAGGCAGTAGCGACAATCCCACCTTCAAGCTGAACCGAAGCGATATCAACCGTGTACGTCCCCTTACCCAAGCTGCCGAATACCAATTCAAGGTAGTCGCCCTCCGTGCCCCTTTTCTTTCCAGTTATGGGAGGAACATCCAACGTGACGACATGTTTCTTGAACTCTGTGGTAAGGCTCACTTCTGCACCAGCGACAGGGCCACCGTCAGATCCCCCTGAACCAAACGCCTGACGCAAAATCACCCCGCATTTATGGCTTATGGACGAGCGCGAGTAAAAGGAGACCGTGACCGTCTTACCTGCGAAAGTCTCCACGCCCTCAATGCGTTGACTGATGTTCACACCATCACTGCTGCCCGAGCGCGAAACCCTTAAGGCATAACGCCCTTCGTTGAACCCCATGCCAGGTTCAAAAACAACTCTCTCCCACGTCGCCGCAGAATTTGCTGGCATGTACACAACCCAACGATCAGGTCCGTAAGCTGCTTGGGGCGAACCCGATAAGTCGCCTACCACGCCTGAGACGCCCCGCTGCCAGATATCAAAGTTGCCATTGATGAGCCGATTTTTCCGGTAGACGTGTACAGGAAACTCCTGCTTAGGGCTTTCAATCTGAGCCCTCACGGACTCAGTGTTGGCACTGCGCTTCGACCGGTCATCGATGGCAGGGGTGGGTACGTTTTGCCCTGCTGCCCATTGGAACGTCAGAGGTGTTGTACCCAGCGTTATCGGGCCATCAGTAATCAGCTGCCAGACGGTGTCAGCGTTTGCCGTACCCCGCTCGACCGTAACAAGCAAACCCGGCGTAACCTTGTCGCTACTATCAGCATCAACGGTACGTACCCAACTGTCAGTGCCTACCAGGTAAAGTCCGTTGTCCTTTGCCTGGGCTTGATCTTTGACCAGTACACGCGAGCCCGCAGGCACAGCCAATCCATCGATCTCTTTGACACCGGCCAATACCATTGGAGCAGTTGTCGCAACCAGTACCGATTGCTTGGTGTCCAGCCGGTTGACTGCACTGGCAATCGATTCATCAACGTACCGGCGTGTGGCGACAACCACCGAGGGGTCGATATTCAGAACGATGTTCGCTGTGCTTTTGACGATGAAGTTCATGCGCACGATCTGAGTACGCCCAGACCCCTGGGAGAGCTTCGATTTGTAGGTCGGAGCGCAGTTGGCGACCGCCACCAGATCCCCGTCCGAATCGAAGAGCCCCAGCTCACGAACCCAAAACCCACCCTCGTCGGCAGGAATAATTTGTTCTGCCACCAGAATGCCTGGGTTCGCCGGATCCGGTCCTAATGAATTCAAGGGGGCTCGTCGCCGCTCATTGATGAGGGTCTTCTGCAGCCGGTCAGGCATCGGGTCGATGTTGTTCGCATCACCCACGGCCATGTGTGAAATCTTCCACGTCAACAGCCCTGAGTCGGCCTTGACCTGCTTGGCCTCCCCAACAGCAGTCAGGATGGCGAAAAACTGTGAATTGGCATCAATCATGGGTATACGTCCAAAAGGTCTATTGAGTGTTCACGGCCAGACACGCCGAGGTGGCAGTCGATGGAGATCGCTTCCGGGGACGGCGGGTAGACGTCCAGCTCATCAATCGTGTGTTCGCGTCCAGCTCCGCCAATAACACCTGTCGATTCGATATCGCGCATTACGGGCGGGTACACGTCGATTTCGTCGCCGTCGTAAACACTGGCGAAAATGTTAAGGCTCCCGGTGGTTTCCAGGCTGATGGCTAGCCCTGTCATGTGCCGACTAACCGGCTTGGCGTCGTCAATCAGCCAGCTCAGTTCCTGGTACATCTCCTCAGTGATACCGGTTTCCAACACGCCCACCTTCAGAGCGAAGGTGCCCGGTACACCCTTGGGGTTTGTCTGCCACCACTCCACCACTTCGATCAGGTAACCCAGCGGCTCCACCACCCGGCGCAACGCGCCGATGGTGCCCTTGTGGGCATGTACGTAAAACGCCGAGCGGATGGCAGAGCGCTTGACCGCTTCCGACCACTTGTTGTCCCAGCGGTCCACCGACCAGGCCCAGGCCAGCTGGTGCAGTAGATGCGCCGGACAGGTATTGGGGTTGTAGAGTGTGCGTAACGGAACATCGGTGACTTCGTCGGTAGCCGCTTCAATCGCTCGCTCCAACTGAGTACTGTTGAGAGGCAGCAGGCTCTTCAAGACGCCCCTCCTTGCTTCACGGAAAAGCCCACGCAGTAAGCGGCCTGGTACTTGGTCGGCTTGATGTCCTGCCAATCGAGCAGGTCCACTCGACCGACGCCGCTGATATGCAGCTGCGCATCGATGGCGGAACGTGGCACCTCTACGCCCAGCCGGCGCCGAGGATTGACCCAGCTAGCCAGGCGCTGTTCAGCCGCTGCCAGAATCGCCTCGTTCTCCGAGCCGGTACCGGCCATATGCAGCACCGCATCAATACGGTATTCAATGACCTCGGCGCTTTGAACAGTGAGGCGATCCCCGACAGGCCGAATGTCGTCATCACTGAGGTATTTCATCACCACATCCAGCAGTGCCTGCTCGGCGACGCCATTGCCTTGAAGGTGAAGCACGGTGACCACGACTTCGGCAGGAGACGGGCTTTCAGCCGTTGCGTCCGCCACCAAGGCCGACGCGTTGCGGGCGTGCAAGATGTAGCTGTTGCGTGGGCCAGCAGTGGTCAGCCCTTCGTACACCAACTGCACTCGCTCGCGCAGGGCGTCGTTTGACTCCATCACCCGAGGCGTTGGCGGAACGGTGTTGAGGTTCTCCTCTTGAATTACCAGGCGTTGCAGCCGGACATTGCCGGCGAGCTGATCGAGGTCACCGTCAATGGCATAAGCCAGCATCAATGCCTTGGCCCCATCATTTACCCGTGCCCGGTTCTGAATACGCCGATAAACGCCCAACTCCAACAGCTTGACCACAGGATCGCTTTCCAGCTCGGCGGTCCAGTTATCTCCCATGTACAAACGAAACGCGGCCAACTCCTCGGCGTAAGCTTGCTCAAAGTCGAGATCCTCAAGCACAGGCGGCGCCGGCAGCGCTGATAAATCCACAGTGCTCATGCGGCGACCCTCACTAGCGCGCTTTCGCCCTTGAACAGGCCTTTGAGTTCAAACTCGATTCTTCCGTCCAGAACGGCAACCACGCGTACCTGACTGATGCTCAGTCTGGGCTCCCATCGCCCCAACGCCCGTGCAACTTCTGCCTGGACTGCGCTTTTCCAACCTTCGGTAACTGGCAGGTCGACGAAGCGGCGTAACTGGCTACCGTAGTCGGGCCGTTGCCGTCGGCTGCCCAACGGGGTTGTCAGGATGTCTTCTATGCACTGACGCAGATGCTCGATGCCGGAGATGGGCTGCCCAGTGCGGCGATCCATTCCGATCATCTGGGCTACTCCACTGCGGGTTCAAGGTCGGGGTGGCTTTGGAGGAACTGGTATTGATCAGAAGTGGTGGCAGTCACCTGCCCCCTGATCACCGGGAGGCTTTGGCCTTCCGGCGTGATCAAAGTTCGCGAGGTAAACAGCGTGTCGCGAAAAGTCCGAGGCAGGCTGGGAGATTTCGGTGGCAGCTGTACCTTGGTTGCCGCCGATGGCTGGGCTACGGGCGGTTGCTCGTCCGGCATGGGCTTGTTCATATGGGTACTCCAGAAATGAAAACGCCCGCACGCGGCGGGCAGTAAATAGTGATCTGTCAGTGCTTGTGATTCGGCGTATTGCCAGTGGTATCGATGATCGAACCGCCACCTGTAATGTCGCCCGTTACGTGCAATGGCCCAGTAATAGCGACATTGCCTGTCAGCCCGATATCCCCTGCCACCACCGTGACCGCGCTATCGGTGACGGTGGCTACCGTGCCGCCGACCTTGATAGTGACTTTCCCGGAAGGCAAGGTGATGCTGTAGCTGCTGGCCTGCCAGTCGTAAACCAGCGACCCGCCGTCATCAAAACGCCACACCTCGACGTGATCGCGATTGTCCGGTGGTGGACCTGCATCGCCATACAAGCCAGGGATAAACGTGCCCATTGCCGGGTTGCCGCTGGGACTGAACAACTTGCCCTGCTCGCCTAGGCTGGGCACTCGCCAATGCCGAGCCTTACCAGCGGCCACGCTGTGCCAGCGCACCCAGGCGCTGACCCACGCCCCTGCCCTGACCCTGACAACCGGCGGCGAGGCCGTGGTATCAACGGCAGCCACCACACAATCCATCAGCATCGCGGCGATCATGCGGTCGCTCTCGCCGCTCCCGTAGCTCATTCCAAGTGCTCCGGCGCGACGTACTGCTCTCGGCTGCCCGGGCCAATATCCGGGCTGACACCGATCAACAGCGTGCCCGGTGGTTCATCCGGCCAGGGCCACTCTTCGGCACCGAGATAGATCGTCTGACTCCACTCCACCAGCCAGACGGTGTAGCCATCCAACTCAGGGCGAGTCCAGTCCTGCACCGCCTGGATGAACTCGGCACATTCGACAGGCAATCCCCAGTTCTGCGCCCGCAACAACACGATCAGTTGAGTCGCCAACTGCACCACCTGACGGTGATGATCGTGCGAAATGGGATCGACGATGATCCGCGCTTCAAACTTGCAGACCATGGTGGTTTCACCGGTACCGATATCCACACCTGGCTCGATCTCGGACATCTCCAGGAACACCGCCGGCAAGGGAATGTGATTCTCGATACTCGGCCAGGCAGCAACGGTTTGAACCCCCGGTAGATGTTGCTGCAGGTGCTGCTCAATAGCCTGATAAAGCTGGTCGAGGCTCAACGTTTCGTCAGACACGTGGCGTCCCCTTCAAATACTTCTGCAGTTCAAAGTTGAGTTCCTGTGTGAGGATCTCCAGCAGGCGCTCATCGGCACGCTTTACCCAGGCATCGAAGTGCGGTCGCACTTGCTCCAACGACACCTTAGCTTTCGCCAGGGGAAAGCGGTTGTCGTTTTCTTCGACAAAGCCCGAGCGTCTGCCATCCTGAGCGGCATCCGGGTAGTCGGTGGTGTTGAAATGTTTGCTGGACGTGCGGATCCAGATATCGGCATTGCTACCGTAGACCTTCTTGAAGAACGCCCCCTGGTAACGCCGACCAGCAACCGACACACCCGCACCGGTTTGACGTGCCCGACCAGTGCGGCTGGCTTCAATGGCATTGATGCCGAACCACAACTTGCCGCGCATCTCCCCACCAATCACCGGGTACGCCCGAAGACGTTGCCGGACGGCACCGATGGCGATCCGTTCCTGCTTGCCGACAGCCCGTGCAATATGAGTGCGCAGCCAACGGATCGTCTTGTTGATTGCACGCCGCTGGGCCGCCGCCGCTGCCTTGGGCACCAGCTCGCCGAACTCCTTCAGCGCCTGAACATGCACCGCCGACGGCTGGATGGTGAGCATCCCACCGTCGCGCTTCTGCTGGGTATAGCTGCCGATGCTCATGGCCGTTTCCTTAAGATCAAGGCCACCAGGCCATTACCGTTTGGTTCAAGCTGCAGCAGGTCATAGTCGCCGCCGCCATCCAATGCCGGCAGATCAACGCTGACCCGTAAGCCTTTTACCAAGCCGTCCGAATCCTTAACGCGGATCTCGAAACGCGGCTCCCGCAGACCGGTATTGAGTTTGCCGAACTGGGGCTGTTTCCAGGGTGCAGAGAACATGCCGAGCACCGGCTCGTAGCGACCTTCGACCTGGGCGATGTCGCCGAGGGTTTCGAACACCACGTCGTCGATGTCGTCGATCAGATCGCGGAAGGCCACGATCACATCTCCAGCAGGATCTGCGCCAAAGGTCGCGTGCACAAGTGCAGCGGGTTGGACTGAGCTTCCCCGGCCATGCCTTTGTTGAAAGGCAGCGGCTCGATTTTGCTGTAGTAAGGAACACCTTCGGTGTTGACCGTTTCCATATAGTCAGCGGGGGCGAACACTGAGATGTACAAGTCCGGAACACCTTCAGGAATGAGCAAAGCCTTGTCATCATGCACGAACGTCATCCCGGCGATTTTGCCGCGATAACGTTCCCAGGTAATGCCACCGTAGTCGAAACTTTCCCGGGCATCGCCGCGCAGAGCAGCGGCTTGCTGAGTGTTGAGGTAAGTTTTTTTCACCTCATCAATTTCCAAAAGCGCATTCCAGAAATTCTTGCCGCAGAAAGCACGCGAGCCACTGCGCGTCACGCTGCCCAATGCATCCTCTTGCAGATCCAATGCCTCACCACATTGCACGCGAAACGACTTTGTCTCACCGACCAAGCCCATCGACAACGATTTTCGCTTAACGCCAAATCGATCATACAAATCGAGCAGCACGGTCTTGCCGTCGGCATCGTAGATCTTGCCGTTTAGCGCGCCGAGACGCTGAAATTCGTGAGTGACGTCCAACTGCCGGCGTGCCTTGGCCAACCGCTTGTTGACCACGTCCTGTACCGACTGAAGCTCGGAACGCGTGCCGAAAGCGCGAATACCCTGGATCTCGTCAGCCTTGATGGTGAAGCGTTGCGGCAGGTGTACGGTGTTGAAGGGGATCAGCGAGCGCTTGGTACCCCCAACTACCAGACCGGACGTACCCCGTTCACCGGCCGGCACCAATGCCAAAGTGTCACCGTCCTTTTCGATCTGTACCGTAAGAGTGGTAATGCCCTCTTCCTGGAACAAGCCCAGGCTGCTGATACGTCCGGGAACGTATTCTTGTTCGTTGATTGCTGCGGTCAACGAAGATACCGAAAACGCATCGTCATTGAAGATTTGAATGTCAGCCATGAAACATGTCTCCAGAAAACAAAAAACCCGCAAAGCGCGGGTTGAAGGGTATGAACGGATCGCCTTAGCGGACGATCACGTTTCGGGCGTTCAGCGCTTTCTCAGCGGCAGGGTCCAGACCAGTCAGGTGTGCTTCGCTAACCTCGGCCAGACGCACCACAGCACGCCCCCGGCGCACCACATCCGACATGCTCAATGGACCAAAGAGGATTGCCTGCGCGTTCTCGCTACCGTCTTCAGCTGTAGGGCTATATGGCGCAAACTCACCAGTGGCGGTGACCAAACCGAGGATCTGCCCAGGTTCTAACGCTGGACCGGCAGCAACATTGATCGCTTCGCGGGAAATGGTGCCAGCGCCCTCGGACAGCAGGAATTCGCCTGCGTGCATCGATTCAATTTTCATGCTTTTACTCCTTTCGAATTGCTGTTCTGCGCCGCCTGACGGGAAGCCCAGATTGATTGAGGGTTGGCTTGCTTAGCCTTGACCTTGGGGATGGGGTCGTTGTCCAGCGGCAAGCTGTTATTGATTTCAAAGCCGCCGCCACTGCTCACCAGCTTGTCGAACAGGCGCGCCCTGACGGCTGCTTCATCCAAACCGGCAGCCAGAAATTCGCCGGTCAGTTCCGGCAATCGTGCTGCCACGCACAAGCCGTGCAGCGCTTTCGCCTTGGTCAGCGCCGCAGTGACTACCGCTTCGCTTTCCAGCTTCGTCGAAGCGAGTATCGGATCCACCAGGTTGCTGATGCCTGCCGCCGCACACCCCTTGGTAACCATCAAAGCCAGTCCGGCAGCGTCCAATACGGGTGCTGGATCCGCAGGTTTTACAGGACCCGTCGGCTCGACATCTGGCTCTTCATCCAACTGAGCCAGCAATTCAGCCGGGGCATTCTGGAAGCGCTGCAACACACTGCCCTGCCCGAGGCAGGCTTTAACCTTCAGCCCGTCGCCCACTTCATCGGCCAAGCCCAAGGCCACTGCTTCGTTGGCTGTCAGCCAGGTTTCGGCGTCGACCATGCGCCGCAACTCGGCCTCGTCGATGTCCGGCGCTTTGGACTTGTAAGCCGCAATGATCGCTTCCAGTGTCTGGTCCAGTACGTCGGCGACACGCCGGAAGTCCTCGGCATCACCGCCAGTAAAGGTGTAGGGGTTGTGAATCATCAACATGGCATTGGCAGCGATGACCACCCGGTGAGCGCCACAAACGGCAACACTGGCCGCGCTGGCAGCCAGCGCATCAATGCGCCCCGTACAGCGCTCGCCCAAGCGCGACAGCGCGTTGTGAATAGCCAGGCCGTCGAACAGGTCGCCGCCGATGCTGTTGAACGCCACAACCACCGGGGAAGCGCCGTCATCCATCGCCCGCAGGTCCTGAACAAACTGATTAGCGCTAACACCCCAGGTGCCGATCTCGCCGTACACAAAGACCTCAATGGTCTGTTGCTCGGCTTCGCCGCTGGCCTGGAAGGTGTACCAACTTTTATCCGCGACTTTTACCTGCTTGCCAGCCTTGTCATAAATGCGAGGGATCGCTTTTTTACTCATGGTTGTTCCTTGTCTTCAATCGGCTCGATGGCATCAAGCGTGGTGTAGTTGAGGCCCAGGTCTGTGGACCTGGCGAGATCGGCGGCGTTTTCCGCATCGATCGTTTCCGCGTCGTAGCCGTTGCGCAGACACATCTCGCTGCGTGAACCGAAGCCCGCCTGCACTTCCATCCGCCGCGCCTGTACGTCCTGCACCGGCTGAATGTAGGCCCAGCCTTGCGGCACCCAACGCGTGCGCAGGTATTCGCGACGGCGTTGCGCGTAGTCCTCCAGCACCAGCGCGCCGGACAACACCGCCATGTCCATCCAGGCCGCCCGCACCGGGCGGCACAGCTGGTGCACATACACACTGAACTGCAGCTGCTCCAGGCGCAGCCGGAACTCGTTGAGCACGACCCGCAGCGCCCGGTCGTTGACCTCCCGCATGTCGCCAGTGAGGATCTCGTACGGCGTGCCCGAACCCGCCGCCGCAGCCATCAGCTGCTGACGCATAAAGTCGGGGTAGTTGTTGCCGGCGTCCGGTGGCTTGGAGAACTCCACCTCTTCACCTGGCCCCAGCTCCTGCATGGTGCCGGGCTCCAGGGCGACCATCGGCGTGAAGCCGTCGCGGTCGGTGGTCAGCAACTGCCCCGTGACAGGATCGCGGGGTTGCTGCCCCATCTCCGGTGATGGCCGCTTGATAAAACCGGCAAACAGGTTCGCCACTTCCTGGCGGAACAGCACCGCGTCATCGTAGTTGTCCAAGCTGCGCAGGCGCTTTAACACGGGCGCCAAGCGCGGTACACCGCGCAGTTGCCCCGGCTCCATCGGTTCAAAGATGTGCAGCACCTGCGCCGCCGGCACGCGCACCAACTGGTTGTAGCCGGCATTCAGCGACGAGGTGTCGCGTGGGTGAGACAGGTACATCCAATAGGCCACACGCTTGCCTGCCGGGTTGAACTCGATCCCGGCGCGGATCACGTTGCCGTTTTTGGCGGTCTCGAACTTGTCGTGTGGGACAAACTCAGGGGCCGGCGCCTGCAGCTGCAGCGGCACCGCCAAACCTTCGCTCGGACTGCGCGGCCTGAGCCGCACAAAGCACTCACCGGCCGTTTCAACGGTGCGCGCCACCAGCGCCTGCATGCCGTAGAAGTCGGTCAGCTCGTCGGCGTCCGCTTCATCCACCCAGTCGTCCCACAGCTGTTGCTTGAGTTTGCGCAGGGCCGCGTCATCCGTGGTCGGCCTGGGCGTGATGCCGGTACCGATCAGGTTGCTGACGCGCTTGTCGATGACGTTGAACGCGTACGGATCATTACGCACCGCCGCCCGCGAGCGAGCCCTCAGGTTGCGCAGGGCCGGGGTGTTGATGCTGTTGATGCCGTTGTCGGTGGCTTCCCAACTGGCCGAACGCCGGCCCTCCCCGGCGCCTTCGTAACTGGCCTTGATGTTCGACGGCAGCAAGAATCCATTACGGGTGAGCGTAGGATAATGTCGGGCCATTAGAGTCCCTTGCCTCCGTGGGTAAGCCGAATCACGCGAGAGCGTGGCCCGGCGGCGTTGGTCAGCGACGTGCGAATCTCATCGCGAGCCTTGAGCAGTTCGTCGATGGAGCGGTATTCCACCGTGCGGTCGCTGTAGCGCACGGTCTTTTCACCACGTGCGATGGCGCGCTCGATGGCTTCGAGGTGCTTCGGAGTAAACGACATATCAGCGTCTCTTCAGGTAACCGCTGGTGGAGCTGCGGCGTTGTGGGGGTGCAGCGAGTCGCGGTTGGGCGACCGGGGCAACGGGTTGAGGCGCCACTTGGGGGGTCGCGGGAGCCTCTGCGGCGACCGTGACACGCTCAGCAGCGACCACCTTTTCATCGAACAAACCGCCCTGTGCTAGCGAGTTCCGTACCCGGTCCCAGTCGTGTTCCTGATACCGGTTGATGCCGAGGTAATGCGCCATCGCCAGGCAATACACCATCAGGTCGAGGGCTTCGTTTCGCTCGGCTTTGCCCTTGATCCACTCAATACGCTTGTGACCGCGCACATACTTGGCGACCTTGCGCTCGGCCACGCACTGGGCGAAGAACTCGTCCGGCAGGTCATTGGCGAAATGCAAAGCCCCTGGACCGGACTCGAACTGGTAGCGGTTGTAGATCCAGTCCTTCGCAGTGTCTGTACCAACAAACCAAAGCTCGGCTCCGCCGCGTTCGGTCTGGCCTTTCCAGGTCACGTCGACCATAGACGGCCGCTGAGCGATCACCGGCTTACCGGGCTTGCTCGCGCCCTTAATGGCGAAGATGTTGCGCCAGCGCCGCACGCGGCAGAATTGGTAGACCTCGTCGGTGTGGTGGCCGCCGGAGTCGACGGCGACTGCAAGAATGCCTAAGCCGACGCCGCAGGGGTGCCGGTACCGCTCTTTCAGCAGTTCATCCAGCACAGCCCAGGTGCGTTCGTCCGAAGGGTCGCCCGCGATCACACGATGATCAATGACCCAGCGCTCCATGCCGACGCCCCAGCCCATTGCCATGAACTCCAGGCGGTCGGCCTGTACGTCGACAGCGCCGGTGATCATCATCACAGCGGCCGGCATCGCACCAAGGGAGAACTCTTCCCGGCGCGCCCGCTCGATCAGCACCGATGCCTTGGTCTGCTCTTGCGCGCTGTCCCATACCTTAGCCAGGCGGGTGTTGTAGAACACCTGCATGGGCTCAAGGTCGCCCTTGGCCTGGGCTTTTTTCGCCTTTTCGAACTGCCTGGCGAGCGTGCGCCAGTCCATCCAACCTGGAGGGGAATACAGCGCATTCAGGTGAAAGCCGACCGTCTCGCCATCACCTTGTGCCTGTGAACGCCACTCACCCTGGGCCAGCATTTGACCCTTGAAGTGTTCTTCAATCAGCACGTCGCAGTCCATCCCGGATGCTGCGCATTTGTAATGCACCACACTAAAGTCTGCAGAGTAGAGAAGGTTTTCCCACTCAAGTACTTGCATGTGACCGCAGTACGGGCATGGAACGTAGTAGTAACGTTGATCGCTGGACTCGAACAGGTCGCTGATACGCGAAGCACCCTTGATGGTCGGCGAACTGGAGAAATAGAACTTGGCGTTGCGGCCGAAAGTGCTGCCCCGCGTTTCTGCCAACTCGATAGGATCGCCCTCTTCCCCTACGTCAACTTCCCACCGGTCGATCTCATCGCCATAGATGTAACGCGCAGATAGCTCTGAAAGGTTGGCTGCAGATCCCGCAGTGGTTACGTAAAGCGAGCCGCCCTCGAACTCCTTGGTGTCCATGGTATTGCGTGCGTCTCGCGACCTGGTGGAAGCGACACGCTTACGCAACACAGGTGTGGCTTTGATGGTTTTGTTGATTCTGGAGGACACCCGTTTTGCCAGGCCCAGACTAGGCAACAGCGCTAGGATATTCGACGGAGCCATATGAATCAGGCCTCCGATCCAATTCAGGCCGATCTGCGTTTTCATCAGTTGCGATGCGACCATAGTGATCACACGCTTGCAGGGATGCGCCGGCGAAAGGCACCGCATCGGTTCACGAGCGTAAGGTGTCCGTGAGGTGCGATACTGGCCTGGCTCAGCAGCCCCGGTATCACGCGGGATCCGCATATACTCGTCAGCCCACTCATCAATCCAGACATCCGGATCAGGTTTTAGCCCACGGAAATACGCTTCACGGTAAACCTCTTCACCATCAGGCATTTGCGTATGCATGGGCTTAACTCGTGTTCAGTACATGTTCAAGGTCGGATGAAGACATACGTTCAGCGTCCTCTAAAGAGCGGCGGATCGCCGCCGTTAAGTGCCTCTCGATTTGCCATGGATCAGTCATCGCTGCCAGCTCAGGCGCGAGCTGTGGAGACATTCCTAGGAGCTGATCGCGCAAAAGACGTCCGGCGTTGTAAGCACCGGTTTCAACAGCTTCGCGCTCGACCAGAGAACCCTGCTGTTTGTGAAAGTTGGCTTGTTCCTGCAGTGCCAGGTAGTGCTCACGCAGCGCACGAGACTTTTGAAAGTCTGCCGCCAGCCCAACTTGCGGCACCGCAGGTTCTTCGGCGGCGTTTTGAGCCTCCTTTTGAAGGCGAAGCCGGTTGTGGCGGTCCGCGACAGCGGCCTTGCTCGGATCAGCAGAGTCAGCGAGCAAAGCCTCGGTGGCTTCCAGGTCGACCTTGCCGTCGTGAGTCAGCACCAGCCGATCCTGATTAGCCAGCTTAGAAACATACGACTTGGCCCAACCACGTCGCGCCGCAAACTCCGTTTTGCTAATTACGGTCATGATGGAATGTCCTGTTCACCCAATGAATACGGAGTAGTTCACCTGTTCACCTCAGTTCACTAAGCTGGTGAACTGTTCGCTAACGCTTTCCCGCGGGTTTCATGCCCCGTGTCCCTCGGATACTCCCAGGGTCCCCGGTGACCTCTCGGCGCTTCATTTTGGTGCAACCCTCTACAGACCACGTATTCCGTGCCCTCCAGCGCGTCACGCCTGACCACCGCCCGAGGGCGGCACATCGCACACACCCAACCGCTTGGCGGCCCAGCGTTCGTAAAGGCCGATAGCGACATCGGCGCCGGCCATCGCGGTGAGGCATCCGATACTCCCCGCTGCCAGGACTGACATGCCCGATGCGTGTAGCAGCATCATGGTGGAAAGCCCGCAGACCACGCAGGCCCCGGATCGAAGGAGCAAGCGGCGAATCAAGGACCAGCCACTTACCCCCGCTTTGTCGGCCCGCCATGCTTCGCCGGATATGCCGCCGACCAGGGACAGCACGATCACCATCCAGATCGGCATATCAATAAGCGCCTGCTGCTCGTTCGTCATACGCGAACCCTCAGAAAATTAAGGAAAAAGGATATGTTGCCGTAAAACTATGAAACGCGCGCTCAAATATGACTGCACGGATATCTCAACGAAGAGGAATAACTTTTGGCGGTACACGATTTGATCCAGACAGCATGCGCAGTGATTGCGATTTTGTTGGCGCTGTATGGCTTAGAGGCAGAAAGAAGAACGCAGCTACGTAACGCTTTGCGTGCCGTTAGCTCGACCGTGATGATCGGTGCGTTCTACATCGTCTTGGCAGCGCTTATCTACATGTCAGTGCAAGAGGTTGTCCAATTCGCTAGAAGCAAAGCTCCGATGACGCGAATCGAAATTGTTGATCTCATAATCAACTCCCTGTCCATCTGCGGATTTGTATGGGCTGGTTTCTTCCTGTTTGCGAACCTGGGGCGAGGCCCGCAAAATAGTCAATAAAAAACCGGCCATTAGCCGGTTCCATGTACTACTTTTTGCGGTCGCACCTATCGAAGATGGGTACTTTTTACAGGTGGATTTTACTGGCAGCAAGCGGGTTTTAATGCAATGGCGCAATACGGGTGCAATACAGGTATGACGCAGGTGCAACGCAGGGACAACGCATTCAATCGGCTATCGCTTCTGGTGCCCTGTCTTACCTGTCCCACTATTCTGGATCGAAGTAGGACAGCTACAGGCACCTGAATACGGGGCTCTGCCCGACTGTCCTACCTTTATTCCTTTTCTCTTGTGTATAGAGAGAAAGCTAAAAGCACGCGTGCGCGCCATGGGCGCGATTACGTGCCCGCTATGCTCATGTGTGCGTGGGGTGGGTAAAGGTTGGACGGTAGGACAGGCCAACAACGACGCGGCCTGCGCGTGTCCAACTGCGCTAAATGCGAGTTGGACAAGGCGGGACAGTAGGACAAAGGCATGCGGAGTGACGCCAAGGGTCATGCGGCTTTCCCCATCAGCATCCCCTGGATGAACACATGGGCGTCATGCAGACGCATGTAGTAAGTCCGTGAGCTGCATGCACAGTGCAAAAGCTTCTGTGACAGGAAGCTCTCGTGGTTGCAGTAATGTTCCCACACGACCAGGGCAAGCCGAGGCGGCAGGTGTTTCCTGACGATCAGCTCGATATCCGCCGACTCGTCCAGCAACACCCGACTACCCCGTGTTCCGCGTATCAGCTCGCCCTTGCACTCCATAAGCATGGCGATCATGTTGCCGCCACTCGGCCCTCCCACGTTTTCCGGCATGGGTGAGTGCAGATCTTGCGCCCATAGTTTGAGCATCTCGTCGATTCGCTTAATCATCGAAGCAAGGCTCCTCGATCACCGACTGCTGCAACGCAGACGCACGCCCCCAGCCCGCAGGCTTTACATAGGCCCAGGGCCGCACCCCACTCTTAGGCAATGCCGGCATGCGCCGCTTGCGCCAGCCCAACCGGTGCATGATTGCCCCGACCCGCATCTGCTCAGGCTTGCCCCAGTGGCCGAAGTCCAGCTTGAGCGCCTGGGTGAGGATCTCGTTGCCGGTGGCCGTTTCGCCGATCTGCGACTCTTCCATCCAGGCCAGGATTGGCCCTTCCCATTCATCCACCACAAAGCGCTCGTCTTGAGCCTCGGCGAACATCTTCGATTCGTCCTTGTTCACCCACCAGATGTCGCCGGCCTCAAAGCAGAACAGCGCTTCTGCCCACAGCTGGTCGCGGATCTCGCGCAGTTTCTCCAGGTCGACCTTGTTGCAGAACACCGGCCAATAGCGGCGGTTGCCCGTGGCGTCCTTGAGGTATTCCTCTTGGTTGGTGGTGCCCACGAAAACACACTGGCGTGGCACGTCATTCGTTCTGCGGCCGTAGCTTTCGCGGTAGGTGTCGGTGGACGCGGAGAAGAACTGCTTGGCCTTGGTGCTTTCGGCCTTGTTGAAGCTGTCCAGCTCGCCCAGCTCAACGATCCACTTGCCGCGAATCGCCTGGAAGCTGTCCTTGTCGCCGAGTGCAAAAGGTGTGTCCATGAACCACTCGCCGCCGAGGACGCCCATGGCCGTAGACTTACCAGCGCCCTGCCCGCCTTCGAGGATCATCACCGAGTCAGCCTTGCAGCCTGGGCGCATTACCCGAGCGACCGCAGAGATCAGCCAGCGCTTGCCGACCTTGGCCGAGTACTCGCTGGCCTGGACGCCCAACACATCAGTGAGCCAGGTTTCGATGCGAGGTACGCGGTCCCACTCCAGCTTCTCCAGGTACTCGCGCACCGGGTGGAAGGCATGGTCGTGAGCAACCACGCTGACCGCCTCGATCACATGGGAGGCTTTGACCCGTAGGTTGTACTGCTGCGCGAGCCACTTCATCACTCGCATGTCGTCAATGTCCGCCCAATCGCCGGCACCACCACCGAATGGCGCAGAACGCAGCTTGACGATCTTGGAGCTGAACACGCTGTAGCCGATGACCCCGGCCCAACGTTCGTCATTGCCCAGGATCAGCTCGACGTTTTGCATGTGCGCGATCAGGGAGCCGTTCTCGGTGCGGGCGAGTTGGTCCTTCCAGCCCCCAGCTGCAGGAGGCTTGACCACCGCCAGCACCTGGCGGCGGACGGCCTCCAAACCTTCGGCGACATGCAGGTCGTTGAAGTCGGTCCACTTGATCTCGCGTTCGCCGGAGAACACCGGGGCAACCACTTGGCCGCCAACAACCAGCGCGGCGTTGTTGGCCTTCTCTTCCCCAGGGTTCCAGGGATCGCCATTGGGGCGTTTTGTCTTCCAGTCATCATCGCGACAGATGATCAGCGGGCAGCCGGGGAAACGCTCGCGCATGGCCTTGGAGACCGGCAGCAGGTTGCCCGCGTCGAAGGCGATGGCGACGGTCAGCGAAGTCGCCATGTGCAGGCTTGCACCCGTAGCGTAGCCCTCACACACCAGCACCGGCTCGCCGGGTTCAGGGTGTGGGCCGATCAGGTGGAAGGCGCCTTCCTTCGACATGCCGTAGGGCCAATACGCTTTGTCCCGACCGGTTTCCTCTTGCTTCGCGGGGAAGATCACCTGCAGGCCGACGATCTGGTCGCGCACGTTGCACATGGGCACTAAAAAAGCGCCGGTCCGGGGTGCATAGCGAACCTTGAAGCCGACGATCTGCTTTCTATCCAGGTAGGCGCTCTTGCCCTTTTCGGGCATGCGCTTGAACAAACCGGCAGCACGGTTGGCCGCTCGGCGTGACGCGTTGGCCGCGATCTCGGCGGCCTTGCGCTTAGCATCCTCCTGGCGAGCGCGCATCACTTCGCGCTCTTCTGGGCTCATACGACCGGCCTTGACCTTGACCTTCTGGGTGTCGCCGGAGCGCCAGTCACCGAAGCTGCCGAAGATCAGCGTCTCGTTCTTTTCGGTGCGGTGTTCGTGGATGACGTACCAGCCGTTCTTTTCCTTGCCCTTA